GTAACGATGGTCAGTTGCCGATGGTATTTTTCAAAGTTAATCGTCGCCTCTAAAACCTTCTGGCCAACCTGCATTAGGACGCCGCCAATGGCTCCTAACCCTGCCACATTTCTAAGCCCATTAAACTGCGCCGACATCTGACTGACCGCCGCATTGGCAGATATAACGGCGCGATTCAATCCACCCTGAAACTGTGCAGAGTTGAGCGTGAGCTGTGCGGATAGAGTGGCGGCCATTGCTTGATTGTCAGATGTCAAGCTTACGCCATGGCCTGTTTTTTAGCAACTCATGCACTTGCTGCATTTCTGGAGACGGTATCCCATTGCTAGGCCAAATCGTTTCGCTTCCTTGCAAGATGAACGCAACGTGCATGTATGCCATGCCGCGCGTTAGCGGGAGGTCCCACAGAATAGCGTCTTCGTCGAGCCCTGTGTTCTGGTGGACGAGTGCGACGTAGTAGGCCGAGGAAACAGGATACGCTAACGCTTTCCCACGCTTGGGCCTTCAGGCGGCAAGATTTCTGCCTGATTTACCGAGGAATCATTTAGGAGCTGAATACCAATAGAGATGGCATCGCTCTCAAGCCTGATTGGCACGTTGTTGTCGCACCAGTCCTCAAACGCATCCAGCATCGCATCCATGCCAAGCGCCCGCAGTCGCTTCAGTTCTTTCTTTGGCATGATGCAGACAAAGAGCATTGCTTTAGCCAATGGCGTAAACAAGGACACATCATCAAAGCACTGTGAAAGAGAAACGAATCCAGCCTTGTGGCAGATCGAAACCCAAAGATCTTTTCTGGCCGAGGTTAGACCCGTGAATGGCTCTTTGTTCCAAACGTAGCCAGTATTTGCAAAAGCGTCTTCGCGCTTCTTGCTTTCAACTTCTTCGCTTGGTAAATCCAAAACCGAAATCTCTTTTTCTGCGATCATAGTCGCCCAGTATGCAAGAATCTCTCCGCCATTGCAAGCCCGTCGCCTGTGATATTTTCCCGCACGTAGGCCGTGCGTTTGCTACCTTTGACGTTGATCAGCACTAGCCGCTCCGTGTCCCTGACTGCCTTTGTGATGGCGTGCCGGTTCTTGACGGCGGTGATTGCGTAGAGCAGCGGGTGCTCTGGATCTTCCTTTTCTAGGCGCCCGTCCTTGAGCATCTTCATCAACGCTCCCGTTTTGAAGTTGGGATTCGTGACACTCTCGGTCGCCAAATACATAAACACGTGCTCCTTCCCACTTTCCGCCACAAACTGCACGTCTGGCCGCATTGGGACGCCGATGGTCCCAAATGCAGCCGCAATATCCAAATCAGTGCAAACAATCCAAGAATCCGTCATGCCTAGGACACAAACGGATATTGCTTAACTGTAAAGGTCGTTTTCGCAATTTCTTCGTTGGTCTCGGAGCGGCTTGGGTCCATGTAAACCATGATGCCATCGGTGGGGATAAAGCCGAAAGTGTCGCTGGTGAAGTTGGCCAACGCCGCAACGGTCTCACCGGGAGACTTATTGGCAAGGTTGTCGCCGCTCTTGGTCGTGATATACCCGTCAAAAGCAAAGCTGATGGTTGGGTTACGGTACTGCAAAGCAAAGACGTTACCGTCTGCGTTTCGGTACTCCTTTTCCTCGCGGGTTGCGCTAATCGTAAGCGATTGCACAAGGAGTTCTGGAGTCGTAGCATTAGACTCGTTTTTCAAGCCTAACGCAGACGATGGGATGTTCCCGTATTGGATGATTGCTTCGACGGCGGCCATATTATTGGCCTACGTGTCAATCATTACTGCTGTGTCGAGGTGCAGGTGAGAGTGAACGAATACTCTGTTGAGATCTCATCTTCACTCATTGTTCCATTGGCTTGATTCGTGCCGGTCATCTTGAGCACGGTCACGCCATTGCCATCGACGATTGCATTGATGGCCTGTGGCAAAGAAAGGCCATCCCATATGCCAAACAAAAGAGCTGAGACGTTCTCAGCGCGCAATTCATGCCTTGGCCGAGGATCGGCGCCAAGCGTCGTGTTGGCTTCTTGCCGATCTTCCAGCATCGCAATAGTGAACGAGACGTTCCAGACATTGATGCCGGGGAAAACTTCTTTGTTCTCCGTCGTCTGCACTGAGAAGAATGGATACTTCTCTTGCTGAAACACCCTCTCATCACGCACCACAAAACCGGTGAACGCCGGTAATGGTAAAAGCTCCGCCGTCAGGATTGAGCAGATGCGCCGCTGTACGCGCTCAGATGGATTGATTGGATAAGTTGTCATGGATTAAGTCCCCACTTCCTGCCGACCTTATTCAGATCCTCATTCATAAACTTGATGAAGATGTTTTCAACCTCGCGAATACTTTCCTGAAAAGCTGTCGGAGCAATTGCGTGCGCTCCTTCCCGCGCATTAGTGACAAATGCCACCACCTTGAAAAAAGCGGAAGGAACGGCCTTCTTGCCAAGACTTCTGCTCTTAAAATACCGCTGGGTGCCCGCCTTCTTATTCGGCACCCCGAACTGCCTGTAAGCCGGGATAAAGCCAGCACGCAGGAATTGTGCAGAGTTCTGGCGCGCTCCCACAAAACGGTCAAGACGGTCGGTTAAATCAACAGGAATCGGCATTCCTCTTTTCTTTAGTCGCCAAATGAAAATTGCTGCCGCTGCCGTGTTATTGTATTTCGACTTTGCCTTCTTGGCTTTGTATCGTCCCCTTGCCGGAGCCAGAAGTTCTTGCAAAATCTTGCTTCCTCCTGGCGTCTTGTCGATAACGCGCTTGGCGGCAAACGGCACCCAGTAGCGCATGGCTTTGTTGACCACATCGGCATCGGTTTTCATCTTGCTGCGCGCGTAACCGGACAGCACACGCTGCAACTCGCGGGTTTCAACAGTCAGGGAAACACTCATTCTGCTGTGGTGGCTTTGTTCGGGTCGATGAGATCGAGAGCGTAAAACGGGCGGATCGTATTCGTCTGAATACTGTCGATGCGCAGGGTAGCTGCGGTCGCGAGCGTGGTGCCAAATTTCACCTCATCGCCAGTTTGCGGTACGGTCGTAAATTCTGCTTTTGTCGCATTAACCGTCAACGTCTCGTCCTTGACTACGATCGAGGCGAGAAGATTGCGCTGATTGCGTCCCGTCGATTCGTAGCACCGGATCTGAGCGTTGTTGTGCCAGATGTAGAGCATAGCCGTGTCTGATACCGTCCCAAACTTGGTGCGGATGCGTCCATGAGCGGAGGCGATGCGTTGCGCGTAGGTCATACAAAAAAGCGGCTGACAAGCATGAAAGCCTGTCAGCCGCCCACGAATAACGACACACTACACCAAAATTAGGTCAGCAGTTTGACGGAGGCAGTGCCACCGGCATTAGCAGCCGATGTGGTAAACTTGACCCGCAGGAACTCAAGTGTACCAGCCGGCAAGCGAACGCGGAAGCTAGTGGCTGGAGCCCCAGCACCACCCGCGCCGGTCACAACTCGTGAAATTCCAAGAGCAGTGCCGGTCGGAGAGGCAGCAGCGCCGTTCAGCACAAGCGCCGTGACGGTTGCGCCGTTAGCAAGCTGACCCACCGTAAAAGCAGGGAAAGCAATTTCTAGCTCATGCTCTTCGGGAAGGAAACCTTTGCTGTTGGTGCCGAGGTCAATATCAGCGGTAAACGCATCGGTTGCTGTGGCCGGGATGGTGGCCGTAACGCTAAGCGTTGCGTCTTGAATGTTTCGAGAAAATTCGTTAGCCATTGTAGTAATTCTTTAAAGATTAAGCGGTCAGAGCTTCGTCGTTGAGGATGGAATCGGTGATGACGATCGGGATGCCGTTCGACTCAGTAGGAAGAGGAGCAAAGATCTCAGAACCGCTTGAGGTTTTGACACCGTTCTGGACGCTGGAAGCGGACCGGCTCACTTGGAGCTGGTAAGCGGACCGGCGGTTCATGAGCCAGTAATTCGGGCGATAGCCGACTGGGTACTTGCTGAGCAACTCGGCAAGTTTGGCGTCAGTCACGCCAGCGCCGGAGTCAGCGGTGGCGTCTTTAAGGCGGCCCACGCTGTATTTGCTGCCGACTTGCATACCTACCCAAGCGGTCAAGTTAGCAACGTGAGCAGGATACACCGAGGAGCTGCCGACGTTTTCGATGCGCCACTCACCAAGTTCAAAGGTTGTGCCTGCGCCGAAAACAAGCTGCACGCCCTGAGTGTCGGTATTAATCCCGTAAACCGAGGAAGCGGTTCCACCGGTGGTGCCACCAGCGTCCACAACCAATCCAGCGTTGAAAGCGGTGTGAATCGCCTGCAAGCCGGGGAAACCTTTGGAATCAACGCTGGTGCCGTAGATGACCTGTGAACCGAGTTCAATCATCGCTTGGCGCATGACGCCGACAGACTCAACGTCTTTCCATGCTTGCTCCCCGTCCTCATAAGCGCGAGCCACCGCAACGTCGGCCTGAACGGCTCCGCTGAGAATGTAGCACTCAATGAGCTGGCTTTCGAACTCCGATTTCGTCGGGGTCGAGCCTTCGTTGGCGGCGCGAAAGCCAACACCGGGATACGTGACGCGCGATGCGATCTTGTACGAGGTGCCTCGGATGGTGCGCGCTGGCATGATCTGAACCTCTGGAGCGTAGGTCAGCGTTTCCTCAATCAGCCCGACGATGGTGTCGGAGCCGTTGAGCTTTGCAATGTCGAGAAGATTGGCTTGTGGCATGGTCTTGAGAGAAAGTTGTTATGAGTTGGCCGAAACGTAGGCCGCTTCGGTTGGGAATTTTTCAGTAAACGCACGAACCGCTTTTAAGCGATCGAGGCCGGTGGCCGTTCCGATAGCTTGATTCTTGGCTTCGTGGTAGGAGATAGATGGAACCTTGACTTCCGGCTCGTTGATAGGAGCGGCAAAAGCAGCAGGAGCAGGAGCGGCGGCGGCGAGACGAGCTTGCAGCTCAATGTCGCTGTTGCCAGACTGCAACGCTTTCAGGTCGGCCTTGAGTTGTTCGCACTCGGCCAACACCTTGGCATTGTCTTCGGCGAATTGCGTAGCCACCGCATCGAACTTAGCGGTAAACGCGGCGAACTGTTCCGCAATCAAAGCGGAGAAATCGACTTGAGGTTCCGGCGCAGGCGCCACTGAATCGGTAGGCATATCATTTTCTTCGCTGTCAATCTGATCAGCCGAGAACACGCCGTCAGCATTGGCGGCGGGTGTGTCTACAAAGTCTGCCGAGTATAGACCGCGTGGGCGGGTCATGTAGTTGCCGCTCTCCTTGTCCAACTCTGGCGCATCCGCTGCAAACATCAAGCTCACACCAAATGCGGATGGGATTTCGTTGATCATTTCCAGCAGCATCTCCTTTCCGCTGTGTGCGTCGAACAAGGTCAGGTCGGCAAGGAGCTTTCCTTTGCTGACCCGGAAGTTCTCATAATAGCCGACCGTGTCCTCGACGCTGGAAAAGTGATTGAGCTTTGCTTTTACCCGGCCCTTCTCGATTGCCAGCGACTTAAACTTGTTGAGCGAACGCTTGTCCACAAACACCCCGTGACCGAGCGCCGGGCCTTCCTGAATCAAGGAAACACCCATGATGGTATTTCCTGAAACCTTGCCTTGGAACGCTGCGAATGTCTGAATCTCTTCGGTGACTAGCATACTGGCCGCCCCGATGTCAATCAGTACTACCAGCCTCTGCCTCATCCTCGGCGATGTCCTCGGCTTCGTCCTCGGGTGACGCCTCATCCTCAACCTCTGCCGCATCCTCGACATCATCCTCCGGTGAATCTTCCATCTCAGGAGCTGCCGCTACCGGCGCCGGGATAGCTGGCGCGTTAGGCGCCCTGCGCTCCAGCATATAGATGGCGGTTGGTAGATCAAGCACGCCGCCCGATGCGTCTTGCACCATCTTGGCGTCTTCGACCAGCTCCATGGCCTCCGCGCGCAGCAGGCTGCGAATGATGTTGCGATCCTCACCGCGATCCGCCGCGATCTGCGTCTTGCTGATAATCCCCGCCATGGTCTCGTCGATGAGCGCCTTAGATTCTCGCCCGATGTCGGCTGTGACCTTAGCCGGAAAGCGCCACTCACCCGCATCAAAGTCGGCAACCGCTGGCAAGTGCCCGAGCTGGATGCCGCGAGCGATGACGCGCATCACGATCGGATACAGAAACTTCTCCTCCAGCGTAAGCTGCGTCATCTCAAACTCCCGCGCAGCCTGAGCTGCTTCCATCCTGACCGCTGTGCCCTGGCCTGCCCATGAATAAATGAAGCCGAACGGAAGCCCGACGGTCAGACCGGTCGAGCGAACAAGCGTATCCAAGAACCCGTTAAAGGTCGGAGACGGGCGGTTAAAATCGACTGGGTTGAAGGATTCGCCTTCTGCGAGGTACTGAATGGCGCCCGGCTCGACCTTCTTCATGCGGTCGGCGTCGGACATATAATCCGCGTGCGTGCTATCAAGAGAAACATCCTGATCCGCGCTGCCATCCGCATTGTTGATGACGCCACTAATTGAGGAAAGATACTTCACTGAGATTTTCTCACATGCGAGGATCTCTTGAAGATCCTTGATGTCCGTGATTGCCGCGTCGAACGCCGAAAAGCCCCGATAAGAGTCTAATCGGGTGGGGTCAAACAAGTGCAGGAACTCCTGCGCTGGCACTTCGAGCGCAGGCATCATGCTTTCGCCAGTTGTGCTGCGATTGTAAATCCGGTATCGGATCGGCCTACCCATCGCATCAATGACGACGCCGGAAAAGTCCTGCTCACCCCGTTTGAGCGGTTTAAATGGCTTAGTGTCCGTCCCGTTGCGATTAGGAATCGAGCCAATGCGGTCAGCCTCGATGGCCTGTAACCGGATCGGACTGATCTTCAGCATCTCGTCGAGCGGAGTCATCGGTACCTCGCTCACGATGTAGCCGATATCACCGTCCCGCTTCATGCTGGTAACGCCCAGCCCGGCCAGCACCCGGAAGTGATGCCGGCGGGTCAGATCGCAGCTCGCCATCCATCGCTCGACGTAGGCCGTGATCGCTTTGTTCGCTTCTTCTGAGCTGGTGCGCGGCACGTACTGCAAGCGGCCCACCGAAAACGTCCTGTATTTGCGCAGGATCGACTTTACCACGCTGCTGTTCTCCTCCAGCCACCGCGCCTCCCTGATCAGCGTCACCCGGTCGGTGTGGTTGCGACTGGAATCAGGCTGATCCAGCGTTTGCCCGCTTGCCCGACGATTGGTCGATGACTGAGCACCGACGCGCCAGTAGCCCACCTTGTCGCCCGCCTCAAGCTGCGCTTTTGCGCGCTGGCGTTGTAAAGCGGTTGCCGGACTGAAAAACCTGATAGTTTGCTCGATAAAACTCATAGCGGAAAGGTTGAAAAGTCAGGTTTGAGGCGGTTGGAGATGAGCGGGTACTTGACTGGGTCGAGCTGGTGCATTCTCCGCATTACAGCCCGCATCAAAGCCATGACGGGAATGCCGCCGTCCGTGCCAGACGCGCGGGTCTCGGACTCACCGCCGCCCGATGTACTAATCACGATGGTGCCTTGTCCTTCGGTCAGCGCCGATAAGCACTGATCGTAAAGAGTTTCGCAATATTGCAGCGACGCGTAACGTAAAATCGAAGGTCCGCCCATAAAGTCATCCTGTCTGTCAAGCGTTGACAGCTTCCACCTCGTTTGTGATGATTTCGGCCTGACCAATGATCTTTTCAATACAGGCGGCCAGCACCTGCATTGCCTCCGCATCGAACGAGTGGTTCTCGCCCAGCTTTTTGAAGAACGTCTTGTTCTTGCCGGTCCGCTTGTCCTTTTCAGTAACAAACACCTCGTTCTGAATCTCTTTGAAGTACCATTTAGGCGCATTGTGCGCGATCTGCCATGATGCGCCCTGGCCTGCGCGCAGGCGATGCAACACCAGTTTGATGTAGTCGCTTGACCAGACGATGCGGTCGCACAAGTCAGCCTGTCGAGCGTTGCGCACCTTGGATCGTGCAAGCCCCACGCCCGAATCAACGTGCTGAATCTGGGAATACGGACGTTTGACCGACCTGCTCCGGCCTGTTCGTTTGTCTAGCAGCGTCCATGTGAAAAACTGCGCTTTGTCGCCTTTTAGCGCGATCCAATTATTGGCCGCGCATTGTCGGTACACCTCACCTTGATACCGCTCAAACCCGCAATCGACGAACACGCGCCGGTCAGTGATCTCTAATCTTTTCTGTAGGTCGGCCAGTTGTGCCCAAGTATGCAGCTCGCCCGCGTAAAACAGTCGAGATTCTCCGTTTTGTGCCCAAAGTCGGACGATGACGCGAAAATAGTCGCGTTGAACGTCTACTGTCATGTAACGCCTAAACTCTTGATCCCACGGCTCTTCCATCGCGAATCCGCCCGACAAATTGACCTCTTCGGACTGGAACTCTCGCATATCCCAAAACTCGCCCAGTCGTTTGCGGACAAACTCCGCGAGCGGCGAATAATCACCCAATTTCCGCGCGTGCTCAGCCTTCAAGAACTCGCTGGCAATCGTGTCCCACGCGACCCATGGCACGGTCAGCGCGTTCCAGTGGTACGATTTCACGCGCGGGTCAGGCGCCGAGTTCTGGTTTTGATAGAACCCGCTGTTCGCAATCTGCCGGCGCACTTGTGGCTCGTCCTTTAGCTGGACTTTGCAGGAAGGGCACTCGTATCTGACCGTGTTCTTGATGCGCGCGAGGTCGTATTTGCCATCCGCGAGCTTGGCCCCTTCACCGTCCCATTTGAGTTGACCCAGCACCATCGGCCACTTCTCGCCGCAGGCAGGACAAGCCACATGCCACTCGCTGCATGATCCGGCGGAAAAGCTCTCGTAAAACTCGCCGCTATTATTCATCGGCGTTGAGACGTAAATGCGCTTGGAGTTGCGCGCGTCAAACGAGGTTGTGCGCTTGCGTGATTCGTCGATGTGCCCGTGTGTCCAGTAGGCGGCTTCGTCGCCGATGACGTAGCGCGCAGCTTTGGACTGGAGGTTGTGGATGTTGCTGGCTCCCATTACGTACTGGGTCATGTGTGCAAATGCCACCGTCCGCTTCTGGATAGACTTGTCTCCCTTGTTAAGCATTGCTCGCACTGGCTTGCAGTCGAGAATCCTGTGTTTGAACCGGGTGTCTAGGAACTCGTCCGCGTGTTCGTCGGTCTGTAAATACAAACACATGTCGCCACCTTCCTCGGCGATCAGGTACAACATGGCACCTTCGGCCAGGGCGGTCTTCGCGCTTTGCACTGAGCACGCGCAGATGATCTCCCGCGTCTCGTGGTTTCGCAGCTCTTCAAGCGGCGCTTTGATCCACGGTGAATTGCGCACGTCGAATGATCCGAGAATCGGCCCGCGCTCGAACCGCACGTGCGTTCTCAGCCACTCGTCCACCGGTAGCTTCGGCGTTGGCCGCCAAACCTCCGACATCAGTGAGTAGATCGAGAATGCCATTAGCTCTTGCGTGGTCGCCCTCGTTTCACTGGCTCAACCGGCGCGATCTCGACTTCCATCATTTCAACGTCGACTTTCTTGGACTTCAGCTGCTCTTCGATTTTGACGTAATCTTCGTGTTCCATCTCCCGCAGGATCTTGTCGATGCAGGTAAAAAGCCGCTCTTCCGCTTCGGCAGGCGAAACTCCGCTCACCTCGTAAGCCATTTCAGGAGGTACGCGCTTAATCTTCTCCTTGATCGCATACATCACCGCCCGGACCTGCGCCAGAACCTCATCAACGGACACGTATTTCGACTGTAGAATCTCGATCTGGGTGGCGAGCTTTTGGCATTCCAGATGAATCTTGCGCGCCTTTAGCGATGCCACGTCCTGCACGCCTTCGACATTGATCGTGTCGCCGTCGTTCAGCCGCGTATACTTGCCGCTGGCCAAGAATTGCTGCCTTGCGGCTTTGATCTTCTCGATGTCGTAGCCGTTTGGCCCTTTTGCAAAAGCCTCGGGATACTTCTCTTCCCATCGACGCAATCCGGGCGTGGAGATTGAAAAGAAGGCAGCGACATCGCCAAGCGTTTGATATTTGGGTTCAATGGTGCGGCCCTTTAAAAACTCGCTCTCCGCATAGGACAATGGATGCCCGGCAGCGACCCGCGCGAGCAGGTCTTGCAGTTTTTTCTGTGTGTCCTCGGCGGTGATTGCATCCATGCTGTTATTGATTGCGCATCTCCGCACGGCTGCGCTCGATCAGATCCGCAGCGTGCGCAGCGCGTCCAGTGCTCTCGCACCATTCAATCCACTCACGTAAGAGCACACCGGTGTCACCGAGTCGTTCCTGCGAGTCAGTGACCGTCTCCCGTGACACGTCCATGGTCTGTTGCATCCGCTGCGGCACCTCACCCAGCATGATCTCTCTATCCACTTGCGGCGGTGTCGGTGGCTTCGGGAATCTGCTCTTTGAGTGTCTCATAAATTTCTTGAAGGAATTGCATGTCCTCTAGTATCTCGGCGATCATCTCCGCATCGAGTGTTTCGATGACGTGCCCCTCACGCCACCACCGCTTGATGCAGCCGAGCGATGCCATCAGGTTCTGGAACTTGAGCACGTCCGTCTTGCGCGGTGTAGTCTTAGGCGCGGACTCAAGTCCCATCGCGATCTGGAGTTGCTTGTACTGGCTGCTCCCGGTCTTTTGCAGCGGTGGCTTGTCTGGTGACATCCGCGCGAGCCGCATACAGCGATACACCGCATAGTAATCACCGGCGCCCACAGTCTGGGTCGCGTATGCTTCCCATTCGTCTTCGTCTACTCCCTCCTTGAGTTTCACGCACGCCTTCCCCACTTTCCAAGCGCGTTGAAATGCGGTCTGGCTGATCGTGGATGCGGTCTGTGCCTCTTCCCGCATCATCGAAAGCTCGACGGCGGCGAAGTCCTCCAGCTCCTTTATGCTGAAGCTATCAAAATTAGGTAGTGCTAGTTGCATCAGGCGTCGCGGCGAAATTTTAAGGGGACAGACGAAGTGTCGAGCGTGTAGATCTCGTGAATGTGTTTCCGCATACGAGCGCGCAGCATTGAGGTTGCTTGTGCTTTTGTGTATGTGCCAAACTCACGCACCTCGCCGACCTGCATGTTTTTGAAACGCGCGACGTTCTTTTTGGGTTCTAGTTGGATTGGTGTGAACATAGTGATTAGAGTTGTTTTTCTTGTGCGTAGGCTAGGAGCAGAAGTGCGTCCGCTGTTTTTAGTGTGACCTTAAGGTGTGGGTAGCGCCGCTGCGCTTCGGCCTTGAGTTTGTTCTTCCACTCGGTCGTTCCGCTGGTGTCCCCTTTGGTGCCAAGTCGAAAGTGCTTTTGCCAGTCTTGCGGCCTGACTAGGATGACCGGCATCCGCAATGAGACCGCAATCCCGCGAACCAATCCGCAGTTGAACGCGAGCGGAAAGATTGTCGATCCCGGCAGCGCTTTTCCGACGAACTTGGGAACGTCCTCGATGATGCACTTGATGCCTGGCCGGATACGCAGAAGCACGTCGTCCATTTCAGCAAGCCTCTGAATTTCTTCCGCCGTTTCGGTGTCGCTGCCCGGCATCCCCATACAGGAGGCAAGCTTCGCGGTGTCCCACGCGATCCCGCCGTTCACCCCTGGGTCGATTGTGATGTAGCTGGTCATGATTTTGGTGCGTCTTGTTCGATGTGCTCCCACTTGGCGTGGTGCACGGATTCATAAATCTTCCGCTGCGGTTGTGGCCGCATCCCGTGTTTGGGTTTCAAGTGGAAACTCTCCAAAGTCTTCTCAACTTTTTTCGAGAATGCCTGCTTTGAGATCCGATGCCGCTTGGCAATCTGGTCCATGGACTCTTCGGCACGCCCGATCAGCCCGTAGCAATACGCGACCGCATCCAGCTCGACCATCGGGGTTGCGCTGTCCGCGATGTAGGCGAGAACGGCGGAAATCCCTTTGGCGTAGCTGTAGTGATCAAGGTCACGCGCCTCCCTCTCGATCTGGAATCGCACGTACTCGGCTTTCACGATGTCGATGGCCTGCGCCCGGCTCAGATCCGCATGTTGCCGCCACCGCCGCACGATGCGCTCGGCGAGCACGTCCTCGGGCGCTTCGACGTACTCGGGAGCTGCAACTTGGAAAACTGGGTGATCGGTGTCGATGCGTCAGGATGGCGAAACCCGGCCATAACGCAAATAGTTTGCGTAAAACAAATGCAAAAAACTTGCATAAACAAGAATTGTGCGCGCGAGGCGGAAACCTGTCCCGTCAAGCCTTATTACCAGTATTCTTACTAGGGGTGGTCCTTTGAACAGTGTTCAACTGAACACCAAATGGTCAAAAAGTAGTCAAATGAACAGTTTTGAGCAAAAGTGTAAAAAAATAATGAAAATAAGAGATATAATAACGCCTTATTGTTCCTTTTACTTCGCTTCTTATCGCAACACTGTCGCCTGTAATGCGCCTAAAACTTTTTACGCGAAACACGTAACAACTCTATTCGATCAGCCAGTCCAAATCAAACCTCGCAGTTACAAAATTCATCAGGTCCCATTTTCAATTTTTCCAAACCTCAATTGACCGCATCCTCTGTCAGAGTACAGTCCCCAACTCATGACCACGACCACCACCACCACCGAGACGCTAGGACAAACGCTCATCGCCATCCGCCGCAAGTATGGACTCAGCCAATCGCAGTGCGCTCGACTCATCCCCGAGATGCCATTGCGAATGCTTCAGAAGTACGAACAACACGCGAGCGAGCCGCCCGTGTGGGTGCAGCTACTACTTATTGATGCACTCAAAAAAAATGTAAAAATGATTAAATAATGCGTTGACGCTATCCCCCATTAGAGTATAGTGGCAACACAGCCCGCCAATCACGGCAGGCGCAACCAACCGCTCCAATATGAAATCATTCAGCTTCACCACAGTCTCCCAGTATATCGCCGCTGGCGCTCTTAAAGTTGGCTACGTAATTGAATCCCCAATACGTGAAACCGAAAAAGCCCTTGGCTTCTCTGGTGTTAAATATAACAGCTACGGCAACGCATATGACGCCGTTATCTGGCTTCCAAAGAGCCAACTGAAGCAGCTAAAAAATGATTTTTACACCAATAATGCACCTTCGGTGATGTGGTTCTGCCCCGCTTGGCTTTATGCCAAAAACCCAACGCTTGGCGAGCGCGCAGCCTAATAAACCAAAGCCCTCCC